AGAAGACCGAATTGATGCAGGAGATTATAAAGCATTTGATAAACGTATGAATTCTCAAATGATCATGGAAGCTTTCCGTGTTCTAAGACGTATTTGTGAAAATTCTAGTGCTTTCCATAAGGATTGTCTTAAGCAAATCGATGGCATAGCCACTGATACTGCTTTCCCATTATTGAATTATTTCGGTGATTTAATTCAATTTGCTGGAAGTAACCCTTCTGGCCACCCACTCACCACAATTGTTAACAGTATTGCGAATAGTATTTATATGAGACTAGCCTATAAGGATTTAAATCCTAATCATGAGGTTAAGTCATTTCGCGATAATGTTCATTTATTCACCTATGGTGATGATAATATCATGGGAGTCAGCCCAGCTGCACCATGGTTTAACCATACTTCGATTCAATCGTTTTTAGCTGACAAAGATATTACTTATACTATGGCAGAAAAAGAAGCAGAAAGTGTGCCTTATATTAATATATCTGAGGCTACATTTTTGAAAAGAAGATGGCGTTTTGATAGTGACATTAATGATTATTTATGCCCTCTAGATGAAGATTCCATTGAGCGTTCTGTAACAGTTTGGGTTCGATCCCGAAATGTTAGTCCTCAGGAACAAATAGTATCTGTTATTGACAGTGCTATGGGAGAATACTTTTTCTATGGTAAAGAAAAGTTTGAACAAAAAAGAGAAATGTTTTTAGATATTATTAAAAAATTTGAACTTGAACCTTATATTAATTTTAGAAATGTATTGTTATTGTCTTGGGAGGATTACAGAGATTCATGGCTTAATGCCTCTGGACTCAGTATCCCAATTGACGAAAATGAAGATGATAGTGAAACTTATATTGATTTACGCCAGAAATGGTAATTTATTTTTAACCCTGTCCGCAATGACATTAAACTAGGGCTATGTAAGTATGTCCATCATAAAACCAAATCTTATTGTATATAATAGTTACGTGACATTAATGTACCATTTATTGAAACTGAAAATTATTGTTAATGGATTATATATAAACTCCGCATGAGCACTCCTCGAAGTCCCTATTTAGGGAAGGGTATGCTGAACCCAAATGTTTTAATAAATTCAGTGTGGCTTGAGTTAGCCCTCTGTCTTATACTAACTTGCTGAACCTATTACAGAAAACCCTTTAAATAATAAAAATTTAGAAAAAGAATCTGATGAGACCCATCAGACTGTAACCTTTAGAGACTCAGAGTCTGGTCACCAGATTGAGTACGCCCCGGTGGTAGATACCACATATAAGGATGGAATGGATACAGCTGCAGAGCTGGGAAATTTCTTATCCCGACCTGTTCGTATTTATTCGAATACCTGGGTAGAAGGTGCCGGTATGGATACACAATTCCAACCATGGGATTTGTATTTTAATACCTCAAATATAAAGAAAAAATTAGATAACTATGGATTATTACGTTGTTCTCTACACCTAAAGTTTATGATAAACGCTTCTCCGTTTTATTACGGTTTACTTTTAGCATCTTATCATCCTCTTACAGGATTTAACTATTATACAAGTATTCCAGCAGGTACTGATGATTCGGCTCTTATGCCACTTTCTCAGCGACCACATATCTGGATGTACCCACAAAATAGTCAAGGAGGATCAATGAAACTTCCGTTCTTATACTATAAAAATTGGATTGATGTGACTAAAAGATCAGACTTCCAAGATATGGGAACTATATCCCTTGATTCAGTTGGTGTTTTAGAAAACGCTAATAGTGTGGCTGGTACTGATGTGACCGTCACAGTGTATGCATGGGCTGAGGATATTGAATTGTGTGCCCCGACCACGGGACTTGCTTTACAGTCTTCAATCCGCAAAGTTAGTAGATCTAAAGGAATCAAAGGTAATGGTGCTACTCTTAAAAGAAGTAGATCATCA